AATCAACGGATACCGCGCAATCGTATCTAACCAAGTAACAGCCGGTGATTTGTACTTCGGTAACTTCAACGACCTGTTAATTGGCATGTACGGTGGCATCGACATCTTGGTTGATCCATACACTTCGGCTCCTTCTGGAACAGTGCGTGTACGCGCTCTCCAGTCAGTAGACGTAGCTGTACGCAACGCTGTATCGTTCGCTGTCAACAACGACGGTGCATAACGATTGAAGATGGGGAGCTTCGGCTCCCCTGATTCTTTGGAGACAATGCATATGAATTACCGTGTTCTTAGAGATTGTATTATCAAGGGCGCTAGAGCTAAGTCTGGAGATGTAATTTCTTTAGATGATCGAGTTGCTAAAGAGATGATGGCTTTAGGCAGAGTCATTCCTGATGCTGCAATGCCTAAGACTTCGGATAGACAAGTTAAAGAGGTAGAGTCCCGTGAGACAAACAGTGCGACTACTGCGAAAAACAAACCACGGACAAGCCGGGGACGTAGTAAGTCTTCAGCAGGAAACAGTAAAGCATCTTCTTGAGATAGGAGTTGCGGAGCTTCATGATGGATCAGTTGTTGAAGAGATTGTAGAAGATGCCAGTAGAGACGAGCCTGGACAGACTGAAGATTCTGAATGACTTTGGCGAAGACGTAATCACAAGCTCTAAGACAATCAAGGGAATCTTTGATAATCCTCACGAGAACTTATCAGCCGGTGGCGAGGTTCCTTTCTCGATTCAAGAGTGCTATGTCGTAGTAAGAACTGCTGACGTAACAGATGTTGGTCAGGGATCGACTTTAACTATCCTAGAGAACACCTATGCTGTCACTGATGTTCAGCCAGATGGCACAGGAATGACAACATTGATGTTGGAGGCCCAGTGAGCCACGTTCGTCAGCAGATTCGTGAATACTTTGAGACTCAGCTAACAGGGTTGACGACCACTGGCGCTAATGTGTACGCGAGTCGCGTATACCCGCTAGGCGGAGCCAAGCTCCCTGCGTTACTTATCTACACACAAAGCGAGTCCTTAGAAGAGACTTCTTTTAGCTCTCAGCGAGTTCAAACCAGGTCACTTGAAGTGATCATTGAAGGTTATGTAAGAGCGATTAGTAACTTTGATGACAGTCTTGATACAATCTGCAAGGAAGTCGAGGTCGCCATACTGGACGCGCCTAAACTTGGCGGATTGGCGATTAACACAACGCTCGACAATGTTGAGGCAATGTATTCAGGTGACGGCGAACAGCCTGTCGCTACGATTCGATTAACTTTCGCGGTACAATACCGCACAGAGACGGGGCAACCCGAAACTGCCATTTAAGGAGGCTTTACAATGGCTACAATGACTGCCGCTGACGGCGTGGTAATGGTTGGCACTCAAGCCATCGGACAGATTACCGGATATTCGATCGAGTACACTTCTGACACTGTGGAAGACACAGTAATCGGTGATGGAGCGCGTACTTACAAAGCAACCCTGAAGTCTTACACTGCTTCTATTGATATGATGTTTGACCCTGCTTATGCATCGTCTTATCAAGATGATTTTGTAGTCGGAACAGAAGTTACCTTAAAGATTTATCCTGATGGAGTTTCTGGTACTGTATTCTACAGTGGTTCCGCTATTGTCACTGGTCGCACTATCTCAACATCTGTTGGCGAAATGGTTACAGCTAGTTTCACGGCGCAAGGAACTGGCGATTTAACTGAAGCAACCATTTAAGGTAATTTATGAGTCTTCTTGAGAAGCTAGAGAGTGCAATCAAATCAGATTTGATTGAGATAGAAGTTGCTGCATGGGAGGAGACATTTTATGTATCTCCCATCAATGCCAAGGAGATGATAACGCTCCAGAAGAAGTTTCCAGACTTTCTGACTAACTCTTCAATGGAAGCAGCTGTTGAGCTAATCATGATGAAGGCCATGAACAAGAATGGCGAGAAGGCGTTTACGCTGGAGCATAAGCCTCTGCTTCTGCGTCAGAACTTCTCAATCGTCTTACAGTTCTATGCAGCCTTGGTTGGAACAGTTCTGCAAGAGGACCACGAAAAAAACTAAGGAACGACCCGCTTAGACTGAGTTTGTTTCGGCTAGCGGGTCACCTTGGTAAAACAGTGCAAGAGATAGAGTGCATCCCATACTCTGAATACTTAGAATGGGTTGCGTTCTTCAAGATTGAGGCAGAAGAGAATGGCAGCGGCAACTCAGAAAATCATCATCCACGCAGATGACCAGACTGGTGCAGCCATTGCTTCTGCAATCAGAAACTCTAAGAAATTAGACAATCAACTCAAAAAGAACACTGACAACATGCGTGGCTTTACCCGCCAGGGTAGAGCGCAAATGGGTCAACTCGGTCATCAGATGCAGGACGTTGCAGTTCAGCTTCAGATGGGCATGAACCCTATGATGATCCTTGGTCAACAGGGTTCTCAGATCGCAGCAATTTTTGGTTCAGGCGGTGCAGTCGTTGGTGCTTTTGTTGCCGTTGCCGCTGTTATGGGATCAGTATTTCTCCCACATCTATTTGAATCAAGCAGAGCGGCTGGAGAGTTTCATGATGAAATTATCAAGGCTGCTGGTGGCGTAGACAAACTAACCGAAGCCCAGAGAAGGTTGGCTGAACTTGATCTTCAGCTTCGCATCAGCGAGCAGCAGCAAGCAATAAAAGATGCAGAAAAATCAATAGATGACCTAAATAAAAAGATACTTGCTGTTGGAGAGCGCAAAGGCCAGATGCGAAGAAAGTCTGGTAGCGTTATTGAGGAGTTAAATGAGCAAGGAGTCACGTTAAATCAAACCTTAGAGTTGGCTAAAGCTGCACTTGCATCTACGCAAGAACAAATGCGAAAACTTACTGGTGACATGACATTTGCCGCTAATGAAGCAATTCGCTTAATGGAGTCAAATAAAATATCTAACAAAGCATTGGCGTCTTCTGCTTTAGCAGCTTTGGATGCAAGTGCTAATTTAGCCAAAATGTCTGAAGAAGAAAAAGATGCTGCGGACAAGGCTAAAATACTTGCCAACTCTTTTGAGCTAGTCAATATTAACTTTGGTCAACTAGCTGGGAATAAGATTCCAATGGCTAGCGACAAGATCACAGAACTGCAAACAAAGGTTCAGCAAGGCGCTGTGACATTTCATGAGTTGGACAAAAGTTTGTCTTTTGTAGCTATGAGCATGGATGATGTTGCCGAAAAATCAATCATGAATCTTGAAGATAATCTTGTTGGCCTGATTGATGGAACAAAATCAGTTAAGGATGCATTCAAGGATATGGCTCGATCAGTCATCAACGACTTGATCCGTATGACTATCCAAAGGCAAATTACGGCTCCATTGTTCGGAGCATTATTCCCTACAGCCCCAGGCGGGACGTATACAACCATACAGGGATCGGCATCACCTACCGTTGGCGGCTCCGATGTTCACTTCGAGGGCGGTGGCTTCACCGGCTTTGGATCAAGATCAGGAGGCGTAGACGGTCGAGGTGGCTTCCCTGCGATCTTGCACCCGAATGAGACAGTGATTGATCACACGAAAGGTCAAGGGATGGGTGGTGATGTGAGTGTTACTGTCAACGTGAATGGATCGGGCAACGCAAAGAATGACATAATGGAAGCTCTTCCATTTATCATATCAGCGACAAAGAACGCCATTATTGATAGTAAGCGCAGGGGCGGTTCATTCAATAGCGTGATGAGGACATAAGATGCCTGAATCGTATCCATTGATATTGCCATCTCAAGGAATCGCCAATATTTCTTTGATAGCTGAAAACCAAGTTGCGATCAGTGAATCAGCATTTACTTACAAGCAACAGGTCGTTAGACACGCAGGTCAAAGGTTTCGCGCAACAATCTCTTATCCTGCTATGAGTAGAGAAGAGGCAGAAGAAGTTATTTCTTTCTTACTTAGGATGCGAGGCATATTCGGGACTTTCCTGATGGGTGACCCAGCAAGTGCTATCGCTCGCGGCTCTGCTTCTTCATCGCCTGGCTCTCCAGTTGTTGCAAGTAATGGTCAGACTGGAGACGAACTTGATATATCTGGAGCCACGGCAAGTGCTACAGGTTACTTGAAGGCTGGCGATTACATACAGGTTGGTTCCTATATGTACAAGGTTCTTGAGGACGCGAATACGGACGGAGCCGGGGCTGCCACTTTAAACATCTGGCCTAGCTTGCGGTCTTATCCTAACGGGTCAAGTATTATTGTATCTAACCCAAAGAGCCTATTTAGATTATCTGAAAACACAACAAATTGGTCGATTGATACTGCTCAAATCTATGGAGTGAACTTTTCTGCTGTGGAGGCTTTATGAGCCGAAGTGGCGTTCCGTCTCAGTTTTCTGATGATTCTCTTGAGTTATTCCATGCTATTGAGCTTGAGTATGACGAAGAAACAGTCAGACTTTGCAATTATAAATACAATGTTTCAATAGCCGGGAACACATATTCCACACTGGGCCGGTTCTTGTCTATCTCTGAGGTAGATGAAAATGCACAGATTCAAGCAAGGAATTTAACGATCACTGTATCTGGCATTGAGCCAAATGAGGCGGGAGATGACGATACTTTCCTTGAGCGAGCAATGGAAGAAAACTATCAGAACAGGCCTGCAAGAGTGTATGTCTGCTCTATAACTGGCGGGACAGTATCAGCTTATCAGATATTTGGTGGCAGAATGGATACGATGAACATTATCGAGACTGGCAGTGGGACGCTAATCTCTTTGACACTTGAGAACCGGCTCAAGGACTTGGCTAGACCAAGAATCTATCGGTACACCAATGAAGATCAGCAGAATCTTTACTCTGGAGACACTGGGCTTAGATTTGTTCAAGACCTACAAGATAAAGCAATTGCTTGGGGTAAAAGCTAATGCCGTTTTGGGAGGAAATAGAGAAGCTTGGTGGCGGCCTTGAGGATGCACTAAGCGATCCATTAACCTTAATTGTTGCTGGCGCTCAGATTTACGCAGGAAATTATGCGGGCGCTGCGACTACGATAGGTTTAAGTGCCTCAAGCCGATACTTGGCAGCACAACAAGAATACAATCTTGACGCGATCACTGGCACTGATGTAATGACTCGCTCACCGATCTCTCCAAGATCAATTGTTTATGGGCGAACTAAAGTATCCGGCCCGATCCTATTCTTGGAAACAACTAATGCTAACCAGAAGTTACACATTGTTGTCGCATTAGCAGGACATGAGATTGATGCTGTTGAAGAAGTTTACTTTAACGATGTAAAAGTTGCTGAAAACTTATCGGATGGTACTGAAGTAAGTGCTGACTCAGGAACAACCCCAAACTATTCTGCTAAAGCAAAGATAACAGCGCATTTTGGCTCATCAACTCAGACAGTCGATGCAAACCTTCAATCCAGGACAAGTATTGGCGGCACTGATCACATGAAGGGCATCGCATACATATACTGTCAATTAGAATACGACAAAGACGTATTCGCTACTGGTTTGCCAAACATATCTGCTGTTATTCGTGGCAAGAAAGTGGCAGGAATATCTGGAGGCTCTAAAACATCTGCAACTTGGACGACAGACCCAGCAAGAATCATCTTAGACTATATTCAGGATTCAACTTACGGGCTGAATGCTTCTGACTCTGAAGTAGATTTGACTTCATTTGAGGCTGCATCTGATATTTGTGTTCGTCAAATTTACAGCGAAACGTATTCGCAGAATGAAGACACTTATTCAGCTAATGGGGTCGTGGACACTAGCAAGGACCCGCAGCGGATTCTTGAAGACTTACTTACTTCTTGTTCAGCCAAACTTGTCTACTCTAATGGTCGATTCAAACTTATTGTTGACCCGATAGATGACAATATAACAACGATTAACACGGCTATTACGCCAAGCCTGTCTCTTGGTATGG